CGCATTTATTTAGAATACATCGAAGAGAAAACCTCTTTTCGAAAATTCGCTAAAAAATATAATTACGATTACCAGGTAATATTTAGAACAATAACAAAGTGCAATAAAATGTTGCTAGAGTATGGAAAACGAAGAGTATAAAATTGGGGATATTGTTTTTTTATTAACCGATCCAAACCAATTTGAGAGAATAATAACTGGAATTTTAATTCGGCCCGATGGAATAAAATATTATATTTCATTTGCAACCGAGGAGACGATCCACTATAATATAGAAATATCAAAAGAAATAAATCAAATAATTAAATTATTGTAATATGGCAAAAAGACAACCGAAAGGACTAGGAGACACAATCGAAAAAATAACCGCTGCAACTGGAATAAAAAAAGCAGTTGAAACTTTCAGCGCTGCAACTGGAATTGATTGCGGATGCAATGAGCGTAAAGAAAAATTAAACGCTTTATATCCAAATTTTAAAATTGCTAATTGTTTAGATCAACACGATCACGAATTTTTAAAAGAGTTTTATAATTCAAATCAATTGTTGACACTTACAACCAAATATATTTTAAACAGTATTTATTTAAAAGTTTTCGGGGTGAATCTTGAAATTGAGGGTTGCCAATCTTGTTGGAGAGATTATACTTCTAATCTTAAAATCATTTTCGATGCCTATACCGAAGAGTAAAGAAAAACCCGAGGCTTTTATTAATCGATGTATGGCCGACGCCGTAATGATTAAAGAGTACCCCAACGAAAAACAACGACTGGCGGTATGTGCCTCAAATATTAAATTGGCAAAAGAGAGAAACAATTGATTTAAAAAAACGTTGTTTATATAATATCGGAACGTAATTTAAAATTTTTTTTATTTTTTTTTGTAAAAAGTTTGGTAGTTTAATTTTTAGTTATATATTTGCAGTGTAATAATAACAAAAAAACAAAAACTATGGCTTACATCACATCACAATCAGTAAAAGAAATGAGAAACCAAATTAAAGAATTGTATCCAGCAAAACAAGGTTGGAAATTCTCAATCACTAGAGAAAACTATTCTAATGTTAGATGCGTAATTTTGGCAGCTCCTATTGAATTGAGAGTTGATAATTCTAAAACTAACGAGGGAGTTAATCATTTTTATATTGATACTCGTTATAACGGAGAGAATGAAAAAGCAACAGAGGTTTTGAAAAACATCAACAATGTTTTAAATACAGATAATTTTGACGAAAGCGACTCTATGACAGATTATTTTCACGTGGGACACTACGTTTCAATTTCAATCGGAGCGTGGGACAAACCGTTCACACTATTAAATTAAAAATATCAGGGGTGCGACTGTAACGCACAATTTTAATATTTCGATATTGAATAAACAAAACAAAATCAAAGATGGAAAACACAAAAGGAGGGGCGAGACCTGGAGCGGGTCGCAAACCAAAAGACGAGGAAAACAGAATTAGGGATTTAATGAAACCGCACTCGATGGAGGCGATTCTTTGTTTGGCTAGAATAGTAAACAGTTCACAATCCAAAGACTCGGACAAAATTAGCGCGGCAAAATTAATCATTGCATACGCTTACGGAAATCCAAAGGATACAGTAGAGACTACTCTTAACGTTAACGATTTTAATTTAAAGGAACTTGTTGCTTTTAAACAATAAATATAAACCTCTTTACGAGAACGATACACGTTTTTTTGTAATAACTGGGGGGCGTGGATCGGGCAAATCATTTGAGGTTGGAATGTTTTCCAGCCTTTTGTCGTTTAACACTGATACAAAACACAAGATTTTGTTCACTCGTCAAACGATGACCTCGGCGCACCTTTCAATTATACCCGAGTTCAAAGAAAAAATCGAGATGCTAGGGGCCGAGGAGATATTCAATATAAACAAAACCGAGATAACAAATTTGTTGACTGGTAACCAGATTATATTTAAGGGGATCAAAACATCCTCGGGAGATCAAACGGCAAATCTTAAATCGTTGCAAGGTGTTGACACTTGGATACTCGACGAGGCCGAAGAGTTAACAGACGAGACGACGTTCGATAAGATTAATTTATCTATACGTCAAAAGGGCGTACAGAATCGCGTTATACTTATTTTAAACCCAACAACAAAAGAGCATTGGATTTATAAACGTTTTTTCGAACGCGAGGGGGTCCAGGAGGGATTCAACGGCATAAAAGGAAATACGACGTACATTCATACAACGTATAAAGATAACGCCGATAATTTGGATCAGTCGTTCCTCGATGAGATTGAGAATATCAAACAAATAAATCCTAAAAAATATAAGCACGTTATTCTCGGTGGCTGGATGGACAAAGCCGAGGGGGTTGTTTTCTCTAATTGGAAGTTTGGCAAATTCAATCCAGATGGATTGCAGAGTTCGTTCGGACAAGATTTTGGATTCTCAATTGATCCGACGACTTTAATAGAGTGCGTTTTAGACACGAAAAATAAAAAGTTATATGTTTGTGAGCATTTATATAAATCACGTCTCAAAACGTCTGAAATTGCGTTCATCAATAAATCAGTAGCGCAAGAACGTTTGATCGTTGCGGATTCGGCCGAACCGAGATTGATCGCAGAGATGGCCGCCAACGGATGTAATATAATTGCGACCGCCAAAGGGCCTGGTTCAATTAGTGCGGGAATTGCTTTGATGCAAGACTACGAAATAATTGTCGAAGAGAATAGCCACAATATAGCCAAGGAATTAAACAACTACGTTTATAGCGATCGGAAGTCGGGATTGGTAATTGATAACTGGAACCACGCACTCGATGCGATCAGATACAACGTGTTTTTCAATTTGTCAAATCCAAACAAAGGGAAATATTTCGTTTATTAAAAAAAAATGCGTTTCTATACCCCCCCTCTTAAATAATATTATTTTTTTTTAGGGGGGGGTCAAAAACACTAAAAAAATAGAAAAAAAGTATATAAAATATATATATAATAGTAAGTAGTTGATAATCAATATAATAGTAAGTAAGTAAATTCCTATAAAAAAAGTACAAAAACAAAAAATAAATAAAAACGTTATATAACTATGAGATTGGATATAAAAATACCTACCGATTTAAACGAAATTACTTTGCGCCAGTATCAAAAATTTTTGAGCATTTGCAAAGATAATGACGACGAGACGTTCATTAATCAAAAAATGATACAAATATTCTGCAATGTGGAGTTGAGTCTTATTGTTCATTTTCCATTTAATACCGTTAACGAAATAGTTGGTAAGATAAACGCGTTGTTTGATTTTAAAGATATTAAACTTACACAACGATTTGATTTCAAAGGAAAAGAGTTTGGATTTATTCCTAATTTAGACGATATTACATTTGGGGAATATACGGACCTGGATACATATATTGTTGACTGGGATAATATGAATAAAGCAATGGCGGTTTTGTATCGACCAATTGTACAAAAATCATTTCGTAAAACTTACGAGATCGAGAGATATGAGGGAAGCGATAAATACTCGGAGTCAATGCTCGACTTACCTCTGGGAATTGTATTTGGTGCCAATGTTTTTTTTTACAATTTAGGGAACGAATTGCTTCAATCTACTCTGAATTATTTGGAGGCGAATCAGGAGGTGGCCAAAATTCTCGAGCAGCACAATTCGGTAAAAAATGGGGATATTATAGTTTTATCTATGCTATCGCTCAAGGAGACCTTGCAAAATTTGATGCCGTTACGAATTTAAAATTACACGAGTGCTTGATGTACTTAACCTTTGAAAAAGAAAAAACCTCTATTGAGTTAGAAATGATAAAACCAAAATAAATGATAGGAATATTACAAGTTATAGACAAAATAAAAGCAAAGTTAAAAGAGGATTTATTTTGCAAAACCGTAAGCACGGGATCGATATTTAATATCGCTTTGAACAAACAAGATATTTATCCAATTTCACATATTATAATTAATACGTTTGTCGATAACGGTAACGCGTTTAATTACAACGTCTCTGTTATATCTATGGATTTGGTAAACGATGACGACTCAAACGAAATGTTTGTTATGAATACGCAATCAATGGTTGGTGTCCGTTTAATTGAGGAATTGAAAAGAGGGGATTTATTCACCGATTTATACCAATTGAATGGCACGCCAAACTATGAATTTTTCAGAGATCGTTTTGAGGACAAGGTTGCTGGATGTACAACGACGTTTGATATTTTAGTACCAAACGAAATGACTGTTTGCAATTAATGAAATTAGTTTATAGACATATAAGATTAGATACTAATAAAGTTTTCTATATTGGGATTGGTAATGAAAAAAGACCATACTCAAAAAGAAGAAATAAGCATTGGAAAAGAGTAGTAAATAAATCAGATTATGTTGTTGAAATTATTGCTAAAAATTTATCTTTAGAAGATGCTTGTGAATTAGAAATGTTTTTAATATCTGAATATGGTATTGAAAATTTAACTAATATAAATTGTGGTGGTGAAGGACAATTTAATCCTGATGCAGAAACAAGATATAAAATAGGAAGTGGACAAAGAGGAAAAAAACATTCTATTGAAACAAAAATTAAAATAAGTGAATCTAATAAAGGTAAAATTCATAAAAAAGAATCTAAATTAAAAATAAAAGAAAATCATAAAATGTCAAGAATGGTACTTGATTTACAAAATGGAATATTTTATAATTCATTAACTGATGCTTGTTTATCAATAAATAT